CGCAGAGCCACGAGCACAAGCGATGTGCTCGCAAAGGGCTCATTGGGCGAAAAGTCAGAAATGAATACTTCGGGAGGTCTTTGGACTTTCTGACTTCATTGTTGTGTTTTTGACCGATTACGCACTGTCGCGTCAGGGTCGCAGAATCTACGGTAACCTCGGCTCTTTCGCCCATCTCCCTGTTTGTGTGCGTGCGTGCGAATTTTCCGCAAGAATAACGGCACCGCCGTGAGCTCTCGTACGTCAAACGGTCCCGCGCATAGCGCCATGTTGGTGGCGTTCCCCTTCGCAAGGCGCTGCGTCGCGATGGCCGCGGCCGCACCCTCACCGATTTGGGCCAGTAACGCGCCTCCGGCGCGGTGTTTGTTGGCGTCCTAAGTATCGACCGCACCCAAACAAAACCTCCTGGCCCGTTGGGATCGGACCAGGAGGCAAAGGATTCCAAGTATGCAAAAACAAGATACGGCTTCGGGTCGTTCCCCGCAAGGCCATCCGCATCTTTCGACCTCGGATGATCCATCGCTTCCTGAATTCCTGCGCCGCGGGCCGCACAGCCCTATCGAGATTGCCGGGGATTCGCGATGAGAATCATTTCAGCCGACGAGCGGCTCGCTGAACGCCGCGGCGTGAAGGCGCTCATTATTGGACCGTCTGGCGTCGGCAAGACATGGTTGCTGCGGACAGTCGATCCAACGCGAACGCTCTTTCTCGACATTGAGGCAGGCGATCTCAGCGTGCAGGATGTGCCGGTTGACACATTGCGCGTGGACGATTGGCCCACAGCGCGTGACATTGCCTGCCGCATCGGGGGCCCTAATCCAAGCTACGCTCCGACCGCGTGCTACTCACAGGCGCACTGTGACGCCGTGGGAGGAGCGCTCGATAATCTTGATCGGTACGACACGCTGTTCGTTGACAGCATCACGGCAGTAAGCCGCCTTTCCTATCGCTGGTCAGAGCAGCAACCCGAAGCTTTTTCCGAGCGCACCGGCAAAAAGGATACTCGCGGCGCCTACGGCCTGCACGCGCGCGAGATGATCGCCTGGCTGAACCAGCTGCAGCACGCGCGCGGGATGAACGTCATTTTTGTCGCCATCCTCGAGCGCGTCACCGACGAGTTCAGCATGTCGACATGGCAGTTGCAGATGGAGGGCGCAAAAACCGCGCGCGAGCTGCCGGGCATCGTCGATCAAATCATCACCATGCAGTGGGTCGACTTCGGCGACGGCAATCCAGTGCGCGCCTTCGTCTGCACCGCACCGAACCCGTGGGACTATCCGGCCAAAGACCGCGCCGGCCGGCTCGAGCAGATCGAGCAGCCGCACCTCGGCAAGCTGATCGGCAAGCTCGTCGGTCCCGGCGAGCGCAACCCTTTCACCAATTCACGCGAGCAAAACGCTCAAAACTGAAAGGAGTAGAGAAATGGACTTCAACGACGCGACCGGCAAGCAACGCAGCACCGATCTAATTCCGAACGAGACTATCGCGGTGGTGCAATTGAAAATCCGCCCCGGCAATGCAGGCCCTGACGGCATGCTGAAGCGTTCCAAGAACGGCGACTCGGAAGCCTTGGACTGCGAACTAAAGGTGATCGGCGGGCAATATCATAACCGCAAATTTTGGGACCTGATTACTGTCGCTGGTGTAACCGAGCGACACGCCAAAGCCGCCGAAATCTCCCACGCCAAGCTGTGTGCGATCTTGGAGTCGGCGCGCGGCATCAAGCCGAACGATCTCAGCGAAAGCGCTAAGCAAGCTCGTCAGACCAATGGCTGGGCTGACTTCAACGGACTCTCCTTCATTGCCAAAATCGGCATCGAGAAGGGCCAGCCCAAGCCTGATGGTAACGGCACCTTCCCCGACAGAAACAAGTTGCTCGAAGTGATCACGCCGGACCGGCGCGACTGGCATCCGGTCGAGCAAATTGTGAAGCACGGCGGTGCGGCGGCTCCCGGCGAGACAACGGGCGCGCCTCCGACGCCGGCCACGCCCGAACCAGCGAAGATCGAGAAGCCGCAATGGGCCCGGAAAGCGAGTTAACAGCGCGTGAAGGCGAATGGCAGCGGCGGGCAACCGCCGCGGCCATTGCTGCCGCCCGGCGCGTGGTAATGCGCGACGGCTTGATCCGGGCGAACACACCGATCAGCCGCTTGCCGGATGTCGAATGGGGCTGGATCGTTGCCGCCGTGATTTTCGCCTGGATCAGCGTGCGCGCGGAGCAGGCGACGGTGGAAGGACTCGATGTTGAACGGGCGTTCCGCGAGGGCGCGGATGGCGCATGGGACGCGGGTGCGATTGCCGCGATCCTGCCGCAGCTCGCGGACACGTCCGGCATCGACACGAGCGTGCCGCTGTCAGAGTGGCCGCGCGAGACGATGGTGCATTTTCTCGTCACGGCGCTTGGCTTGGCGCGCAAGGCCATGGCGGCGCGCGACCATGGACCCGGCATCACCCGCAAGGGCGACATGCCGTTCCCGGTGTGAGGCGCTCCGATGCTCGATTTCAACCGCGTCAACGTCTTGGCAACGGCGCTCAGCGTCGCGATCAATCAGTTGATCGAGGCCGCCGAACCGCCGGACGAAAACATTCGGCGATATCTCGGTGCGTCGAGCGTCGGCCACGAATGCCTGCGCCGTATCCAGTATGACTGGATGTGCGACGCCGAGCACCCGACGCGCCTGCGGGACATTTTCGCGCGCGGCCATTTCTTCGAGGAAGTGAGCCGTCAGCACTTGATCCGCGCTGGCTTCCGTTTCGCGCCGCCCGAGCAGCTCGGCTTCGCCGCCGCCGCCGGACTCTTTCGTGGCCACTCAGACGGCATCCTGATAGACGGCCCGACTCTGCCCGGCATGGGTTTCCCGTGCGTATGGGAACACAAATGCCTCGGCGCTAAGGGCTGGCGCGAGATCGAGCACGCCGGTTTGGAAAAGGCTCGCCCGGAATACGCGGCGCAAGTTCGGCTGTATCAAGCCTATCTGTGCGTCACCGAGCACCCGGCGCTGTTCACCGCGACGAACGCAGACACCTGCGAGCGACTGCATCTGCTGTTACCCTTCGACGCAGCACGCGCGCAGGAAGCGAGCGACCGTGCCGTCGCCGTGATCCAAGCGACGCAGGCCGGCGAGTTGCTGCCACGGCTCACCGACGACGTCGACGACTGGCGTTGCAAACTTTGCGGGCACCGCGGACGGTGCTGGGAATGAGCACGATCGCGCCAATCGCCGACAGGCTCGGCAAGCTGGTGCGCGTGCTCACGTCGGACCACGACGGTGAGGTGGTTGCTGCGGCGCGCTCGATCAACCGCGCGCTCAAGAGCGCTGGCCTCGATATTCACGTGCTCGCCGCCGTCATCGAGCACGGCGGCATGAACAACGCAAAGCCTGACAGGCCAATCTGGCACTCAGTGGCCTGTGAGTGCGCGGCGCATCCCGAGCGACTCCGGTCGGAGAAAGAGCGCGCCTTCATCGCCAACATGGTGATCTGGACCAAACTCGGCGGCGATCCGACCGAGCGGCAGGCGAAATGGCTGCGCTCCATCTACGTGCGGGTGCGCGGGTGACCGAGAAGCCGAAGACATTCAGCGGTGATCTCGCGCATCTGCCGCAATCGTTGCTGCCGCTCACCCAGCAAAGGCGTTGGGTAGTGTGGCCGTGGGAACTGCGCAAAAGCAAAAATGGAAAAGAGAAGTGGACTAAGCCGCCGCGCCTGACGCGCGACCCGGCTTGCAGCGCGCGCAGCAACGACCCCGATACCTGGGGCTCGTACGACGAAGCGGTCGCCGCCGTGGCCGCTGGAAATGCCGACGGGATCGGCTACATGCTGCTTGGCTCCGGCATCGGCGCCATCGATCTCGACCATGTTGTCGATGAGAATGGCACTCTCCGCTGGGCGGAACAGCTACAGACAGAGGCGGCAGCCGCGTATCAAGAGCGCACGGTCAGCGGCAGCGGCTTGCGGATCATCGGCAAAGCGACCGGCCCGGACACTCATCGCAAATTCATTTTTGATCGCAAAACCAACGCCGGCATCGAACTCTACCGAAACGCGGCACGCTACATCACTGTGTCGGGTCTTGAGGTCGGCGACTGCGTTGCACTGCCCTCCATCGACGATCTGATCGACAGGCTTCTGGCACGGCACAGCGGTGGACCCACGCGCGCCGAAGACGACACGCTCGATTTTAACGCTACTGAGCGGCAGAGCCCTTTCGACTACGACGCTCTGATCAGGAACGGGGCTCCGGAAGGCGAGCGTAGCGAGGCCTTCGCCGCCGTCGTTTGGCACCTGGCCGGCCAGGGCTGGTCGGCCGAGCAGATCGCCGAGGAGATGGCCAAATACCCGGGCGGCATCGGCGCGAAGTACGCCGATCGTCTGCTCACGGAAGTGAACCGCTGTTTCGAGAAATGGCGCGCGCAAAAGCGCGGCGCCGCTGGGGGCGATGCCCCAGCGGGCGAGTGGCGACAGATTTTCATCGTTAAGGGTGAGCTGCCTCGCGTCGTCGACGAGGCCGAGGAGGCGCTGCTTGGCTCCGGCTGCGAGGTGTACCAGCGCGGCGGCCAGCTGGTACGGCCCCTCCTTCTGCCGACCATCCCAGCAAATGACGACTGGAAATTCACACCGCTGACGAGGCCGTGGCTGGTGGAGGCGCTTACCCGCGCAGCGC